GATGTGGTTGGTCTTGGAACAAGTCCAAATTACACATATTACATATGTACAACTAATACAAACCAATCACCTACCGCTGAACCTAGTTCTTGGACTAACCTAGGTAGTTCAATTGCACCTGGTACTACACAAACTGGAGCACAAGGTAATCTTTGGGCATCATTTGGAGCAGAATTTACTTCGGTAGCAACTGATATACTTTTCGCTGAAGATGTTTATGCTAATAAAACGATAAACATTGGTACTGATACCGGTAACAACCCTGTGATAGCATTAAACTCAGATTCATCATCTGGGTACATAAATCCATTTATATCAATTGGACAAGAAGCCGTATCACAATCATTTGGTGAAGAAGGACTTTTCTTAGGATATTCATTAGGTAAGCCTGCACTTTCTATGGTAAATGGTAATTCATTTATGTCTTATGATGTTACAGGTTCTCTTAGACTTTCTGATGTACCTTTAACTGGTACGGGTTCTTCTATTATTGGTGCTGAAATAAAAGTAGGTAGAAACCCAAATATTAACGTAGGAACTCCTGGTGATTATAATTTTAAAGTATCAACTGAGGGTATTGTATCTGCATCCGCAGCATTCATACAAGGTCAAGTACAAGCTGATAGTGGTCAGATAGGAGATTGGAGAATTGATGAAGCAACAAGAACTCTAAGAGATGATAACTCTGAAATTATATTTGACCCTAATTTACCCGAAATACAATTATATAAAGGAACACCACAAGTAACCACAATTACAAATAGTATAACCGCATCCGTATCCTGGTCTAATGCAACAAATCAATATGTTATTACGGGTACGGGTAATCCTCCATATCCAGAAGGAGATGTGGGTGGTGGAACTCAAAGAATACGTCAATCCAGATACGTTAATAAACTTAATACCCCATCATTGAGAGAACTATCTAATCATGATAATGGAGATTTAGCTCATGGTGGTTACTATTTTGATATGTCACATGAAAGCCTTGAAGCTGATGGAGAATACCCTGCACATTACTTAGCATTCTCAACAATACAAGATGGAACTCATAGTGGTGGAAGTGAATTTAATGTTCCAACAACATTACCAGCAACAGCCGGAGGTACTAGTCAAGGGTTTTTAATTATATCGAGTTCTGAGGCACCTGGAACTCCGGGAGCATATGTACAAATTCACTACTCGGCAAGTATGGACCCATTTATAACAAACAATAAATTACATTATTACAATAAAAATGTAGCTGCAGCTGGTGGAGAAGTTTTATTATCAAACGTTGATTTTACCGAAACTACATTTACTAATTTAACAAAAAAAGTTTCTATTGGGGTGAGTGATACACTACGAAGTACCGTAGCTACTTCAGATTCATTTGAATGGACAAGTGGATTTACATATTCTGATGTGGATGTAACAAATGGTTCCACTACCATATTAAGTACGGCCTCTTCCACCAAAACTATTGGTGTAGGTGATGTTGTATTAAATAATATTGAAATCCCTTTATCAAAACTCAAAGCTTCTGGAATCACCAATTCTGGTTTTACTGTAACTGAACCTAGTTACCCACCATCATATGATGGGGAAATACATGGTGGTATTACTGCTCAACAAGGTGGTACAAAAGGAACTCGTCAAATTACCCAACGATTTGATTTAATTGATGCCAATGATAATGTGGTTAACGGATTTAGTAATTCAGGTGATTTACTTCGTTCACAAATTGTGTATGGTGCTAAATCCGCAGTAAATGGATATGTTGGTTTTGAAGATGGATTTGAATCCGTAATAGGTGAAACTAAAATAACTTTAGCAGATGGTAGTACAAAATTAGCAAAAGATATTACCTTAGATGACAAAATTTTAGCATGGGATGAAAAAAATAACAAATTCACATCAGCTAATTTAAGTAAAATATCAAAGAGAGATGTTTCTAATGTATATGAAGTTAAAGTTGATAACAAAGTAGTTGAAGTATCTGATTCACATGGATTTTGGTTATTTGGAGATGATACGAATAGTTGTAAAGTACTTGCCTCTGATTTATACAAAAACCAAGATAATGAAGAACTTAGTAGAGTGTGGGTAAAAGATGGTGATACTATAAAAAAATGTAATATTACTTATATTAAAAATATTAAAAAAGATACCGAAGTAATCACTTTCAGTGTTCCAGGTTATGTAAATTATGTATCAAACGATATAATTTCTCACAACGTATTTGGGGGACCAGGGTTCCAGCTGTCTTGGGTATATACAGCATTTGCAGCTGCACAACTTGCATCTAACAGTGGTAACTTTATTGAACAAGCTGCAACAACAACTGATATAGTAACTACCTCAACTTATGGTGGGTCGGTTACTGCAAGATATAGAACAATAGTATCTGCAGCAGCCGGAACAAGTATGTCAGTATCGGCATTAGGTGTAGTTACTACAACAACGAATAGTACTATTGCTAATTTTGGTATAGCAGATTCAGGTAATAATGTAGTTATTTCAATACCAGGTGCTGAAGGTAGTGGTACTCTTTATGGACAAACTGAACAAACAGTATTACTTTCATCGAATACAAACTTTGTAGAAATACAACCAGCCGGAATACAAATTGTATCATCAGATGATAGATTTGTAACAATACCACTATTAGCTGCTGATTCTGCAAACACTGCTCCTATGTTTAAAGTAAATGATGGTATTGCACTTTTTAGCTCTAGAAAAGCAGTTAGTGCACCTTCACCAGAGGATTCAACGGATAGAACAGCAATCGAAAGTGCAGGTGATATCAATCCAGTTACTAATAATACTTACACTTTAGGAAATTCAAGTTTTAAATGGAAAGAGTTGAATGGTTTGGATATTGGTGGTTTAGCAGCAACATTGGCTTCTGGTCCTGTTACTGGAACTGGTACATCTTATACAAACACATCTAGTACTAATTATGATAGTTATGTGTTACTTCCTGGTGGTTTTATCATGCAATTTGGATACATTTATGACACATCAACACCAAGGGTAGTTGATTTCCTTACAACATTTCCAACTGCAGTTTTAGCCGCAGGATGTTCTACTGTAAGGGTTGATGCTGGTGGTGGTGGATACAATCATGTTTTTAACGTAAGTAGAGATTATATGACTTGTATATTAGATGGAGATAGAGGATTTTGGTGGGCATACGGAAAATAAAAATATAGAATATGGAAATACAATATTTTGGAAAATACGATAGTGAAACTGGTGATTATAAAGGGTTCTATGTAAGTGATATATGGCCTGATACGGGTTCATATGAAACACCATACATAGAACTAACTGAATCGGAGTGGAAGGAAATTAGACATAATAAACAAACTAGATTTAGGGTTGTTGATGGTATTCATACTGAAGTACCATTTACTACTGATGAGGAAAATGAAAAAGCTCTTAATAGTGCAAGAATTAAAAGAAGTTCTTTATTAAACGAAAGTGATTGGGTAGTCTTACCTCATTCTCCTATTACTGGTTCTAAATTAGATGAGTGGATTCAATATAGACAAGACTTGAGAGATGTAACTTCACAAACCCCACCATACACTTTACCAACACAACCAGAATAATTTCGTTAAACAAAACTTATATATACTTATATATATAAACAAAAGACAATATGGCAAAGACAGAAAATTTAGAAAAGGAAATTTTAGATAGATTAAGATTCCTAAGAGATGAAACTGATAAGATTGTAATATTTTTAGGTCAACTTGCAGTACAAGAAAGAACTATTAATAAAAAACTAAAAGAGATTTCTGATAATCAAGATAAATATGGTGCTATGAATGATAAGTACATATACGAATTAGAGGAAAAATTAGGAGAATTAGATAAAAAGTACAAGAATGGACAGATTGACCTAGATAAAGGTACAATAACTGTTGAAGAATAATTTGGATAATTGAAATTATTTTCGTATCTTTACATTGTAAAGTGCATCTAAGCATCTAAATAGGTTATGGTAAAGAAAAAACTACTTTATGTAGCATCCCATCTTTCAACAGGTGGAATGCCACAATATCTTCTTAAGCAAATACAAACTTTTAGTAATGAGTTTGATATTCAAGTTATAGAATACAATGACCATAGTGGTGGTGTATTCGTAGTACAAAAAAATCAAATTGGTGATTTAGTAACTCTTCATACTTTGTATGAGGATAAGGAAAATACATTTATAAAAATTATAGATGATATTCAGCCAGATATAATCCATTTCACCGAAATACCAGAACACTTTATTGGACACTCCCTATTGGATAAACTATTTGAAAATTCAAATAGAAAGTTTGATATAGTATGTTCAACTCATGGTTCATTCACAAATCCAGATGAAATCAAATATCAACCAGATAGATATGTTTTAGTATCTGAATGGAGTAGACAGAAATTTGAACATTTAGGAGTGGATACTAAAGTTTGGCAATATCCAATAGAAGATTTCAAATACGATAAAGATAAAGCTAAAGAAGAGCTAGGATTTGAAAAAGATTGGAAGCACGTTCTGATGGTTGGATTATTCTCAGTAGGTAAAAACCAAAGTGAAATCTTCGATGTAGCTAGATTATTAGAAAAGTATAAAATCAAATTTCATTTTGTTGGAAATCAAGCAATGAATTTTAAAGATTATTGGGAGCCTTTAATGAAGTTTAAACCTGATAATTGTATTGTTTGGGGTGAAAGAGATGATGCTAGTAAATTTTATAAAGCATCTGATTTATTTTATTTTAGTTCAACATTAGAATTAAATCCACTTTCTATTAAAGAAGCACTTTCATATGGATTACCATCTATATTCAGACGATTGTATACATTTTTAGATACATACGATGAAACCGAGTTGGTAACTTACATTGATGATGATATCTATAACACAAAGGAATTATTACTAGAAAAACTCAATCCTTCATTTAATGAAATACCTGGCTGGTTTTCGTATCAAGTCTTATATGATGATGTTATAGATAAACTACCCAATCATTCTAATATTGTAGAGGTTGGTTCTTGGTTTGGAAAATCAACAAACTATTTAGCAAGTAAAATTAAATCCAGTAAAAAAAATATAAACTTTACTGCAGTAGATACATTTAAGGGTTCTATAGGCGAGGAGTCACATAAAGCAAAATTGGGTGTATTTGATAATGATATATATTCTGAGTTCATGCATTCAACTATATTGTTAGGACATAATAATTTTTTAAATGTTATTAAAGATACTTCTTTGAATGCTAAAGACTCATTTATCAATAACTCATTGGATTTTGTAATGTTAGATGCAGGTCATTCATATGAAGATGTTAGTAATGATATTAATGCTTGGTTTTATAAAGTAAAGCCAGGTGGGGTAATTGCTGGTGATGATTATATAAAGGAATTTGAAGGTGTTGTTAAGGCAGTTAAGGAATACTTTTATGGACAAGTTAATAGAATACAAAATGAATTTAAAACTGTTTGGATTAAAAAAAGACCTCGTATTCAGATTATTCATATGATGACAAGACCCGATGATGTAAGAGAAATGATTTCACAAAAATCATTAAAACAATTACAAAGATTGGGATTCGATTATAAACCAATGATAAATGATGTATATGATGGTATACCTCCAAAAGAGTTTTGTAGAAGGCCTAATGACATTTCACCAAAGCCTATATACAAAGGTGACCAAGGTATAGGTAACATCACAGGAAGACACTATGGTTGTTATTTAGCACATATAAATGCATTAAAAGAAATAGATACCGAAAATTACGATTACACTTTAATTTTTGAAGCAGATGCTTTTATTTATTCTAATTTAAAAGATTTTGCAGATGTTTTATATAAAGCATGTTTTATTTCAGAAAGAGATGATGTTCCTTATATTGGTCTTGGAGATAATCCATCTTGGACTAGATGGGAAGTTGATGAAACATTTAGGAAAACCGATTATAATCAAGATTGGGCACATGCTTATTTAATACCAAACAGAGAGAAACAATGGTACATGGATAGGATAGAAGATTGTGAATGGGATGTAGCTGATTTATGGTATAATCATGTATTCTATAACCATAAAAGAAATAGATATACAACGAACTATCCTTTTTCAAAACAAGCAGAAGGAATATCTTTATTAGATAACACAAATAAAAGTTGGAAATGATTTACGATAATATAAAAAGAAATCAAAATAATATCTTAGATATTAAAAACAAAGTTTTACTATCTTACATAAATGGCCCACGAGTTGAAATTCTAGGTTCAGTGGACTCGATATATAAAGTACAGTTTATAGATAATAAAACAAACCGTATTGAATTTGAAACCGAATTAAAAACCAATCATTGGGCTAAATCAAATTTTCAATATTTTTGTGATTGGAAAATCTTAATTACAGAAAACGGAGAAACATTTTTTGAAGAAGATTATAATGCAACCAATAAAAGAGTCTATGTTTCATTGGATTCAAAAGCATTAGGAGATACATTGGCATGGATTCCATATGTAGAAGAATTTGGAAAAGTTCATAAATCTAAAATGATAGTATCTACATTTCATAATCATATGTTTGAAAAGCAATATCCAAATATTGAATTTGTAAAACCAGGTTCTGAAGTTCCTAATTTATATGCAATGTATTCTATTGGTTTGTTTTATAATGAAGATGGTACTACTAATAATTTTAAAAATCCAATAGACCCAAAAACAGTTACTATGCAAAAAATGGCAACTGATATATTGGGATTACCACATAGGGAAATAAAACCAAAGTTAGAAGATAGAAAAGTTCAAAAAGATGATAAATTAATCACAATAGCAATACATGGAACTGCTCAACCAAAGTATTGGAATAATCCACAAGGTTGGCAAGATGTAGTTGATTGGTTAAATAATAAAGGTTATACAGTTAAACTAGTTTCAAAGGAAAATTCTAACTATATGGGTAACATCCATCCAACTGGAATTATCAAACACCCAGAGGGGTCTCTAGAATCCGTTATGGATGAAATGGCCAAATCAAAAGCATTTATCGGAATTGGTAGTGGATTAAGTTGGTTAAGTTGGGGATTGGGAACAAAGACAGTTTTGATTAGTGGATTCTCAGAAAATTGGGCAGAGATGGAGGATTGTGTAAGAATTGGTTCACCTAAAGGAAAATGTAGTGGGTGTTTTAATAGATTAAAACTAGACGCTGCTGATTGGAACTGGTGTCCAGACCACAAAGGTACTAATAGGCAATATGAATGTACTAAATCAATAACATCAGAAATGGTAATTAACGAATTAGAAAAATTCTTATAAATGAAAGTTTGGATTAACGGATGTTTCGATGTACTTCACCATGGTCATTTTCAATTAATTGCTTATGCAAATTCATTTGGAGGTAGTTTACGAATTGGAATTGATTCTGATAAACGGGTGAAGGAATCTAAAGGAGATAGTAGACCTTTTCATACCGAACAGCAAAGAGTACTTAATTTACTTCAATTGAGAGGAGTAAATAATATTATGATATTCAATTCAGATAAAGAATTATCGGACATGATTAAGGAATATCAACCTGATATTTTTATTATTGGTGAAGAGTATAAAGATAAAAAAATTATTGGTAAGCAACACGCTAAACGAATAGAATACTTTTCAAAAGTGGAAGGATTCTCAACAACAGGTTTATTAGATGAATAAAGTATTAGTTATAGGAGAACAATGTGATGATATCTTCATTTATGGAGATACTCCTCGTCTTTCACCCGAAGGACCGGCACCTGTATTTATTCCAAAACGAGAAGTGTACAATGGTGGGATGGGAATGAATGTTTGTAAGAACTTAGAAGAATTAAAAATTGATACTGACTTCCAACATCAAATACAGCCTATAACAAAGACAAGACATATTCACGAATCATCAAATACATTATTGTTAAGGATTGATGAAGAGAAAAATATTGATAGGATTGATAATACAAAACTAATCAAATTAGATTTTTGGGATTACACTATGATAGTAATTTCAGATTATAATAAAGGATTTTTAACTGAAGAAGATATTGCTTACATTGGATTTAAACATCCAAATGTAATTTGTGATACAAAGAAGCAGTTAGGAAATTGGTGTAAAGATTTACGATTCATAAAACTAAATCGTTCTGAGTTTGAAAACAATAAAGAATTTATTGAAGAAAACGATTGGATTTTAGAAAAGTTGATAGTTACATTAGATAAGGATGGGTGTATGTACAATGGTACATCATATCCAACCGAAAAAGTAGAGATAATGGATATCTCAGGAGCAGGAGATACATTTGTAGCAGGGTTTGTTAAAATGTTCTTAGATACTGATGATATTTCACAATCAATACAATTTGGAAATCGTTGTTCAGCACAAGTTGTACAAAAACGAGGTGTTACAACAATAGATTACGAAAACTTATAATTTATATATTTATATACGAATTCACAATTAATTAATTAATAGTCAAATGGCAAAAAAAGAAAACAAAACATCGATTGATTTAGTAACAGTTGAACTCTCAGAAGAGAAAATCAATGAACTAAAGGAATACAACGGAAAGTTACAACAAGTGATGACACAACTTGGACAAATCCACATCAGAAAAAACGAACTACATAGTGAGTTGGGAAAAATTGATGAAGCGGTTACTCAGGCAGAAGAATCATTTAAAGAAATTAACTCCGAAATGAGAAAAGAATTGAACAAATTGGAAAGAGATTATCCAAGAGGTCAATTAAATATGGAAAAGGGGACAGTTACTTATGACCCGGCTGTAAAAGAGCAAATGGAAAAACAGGCACAACAAGGTCAACGAGGTGGAGCTCAGATGAGTGACAATGGTGTTGGTGGTGGTGATGTTGTAAATGCACCATTCACTCAGGTATAATTGGTAAAAGTAATAAATCGTATATTTATATAGTACAAAGGAAATAGTACTTTTATAATGAACGAATTATCCCAATTTTTAGTAGATAGTATATTATTAGGTGAAGCGGACAGTGTAGACAACAAAGTTGTAGTTTACGCTGGCCGTTTTCAACCGTTTCATAAGGGGCATTACGCAACCTACTCTCATTTAGTAAAAAAGTTCGGTAAGAATAATGTGTACATTGGTACATCTAATAAAACCGATAATAATAAATCTCCATTTAACTTTAAGGAGAAAGTGATGATTATCACAAAAATGTTTGGAATTCCTTCCAGCAGAATCATTGAAGTAAAAAATCCATATGTACCAACTGAGGTACTTAAAAAATTCGATAAAGATACTACGGCATTTATCACAGTAGTTGGTAAGAAAGATGCTAGTAGATTAGGTGGTAAGTTCTTTACACCTTATAAAGATAACTTAGACTTCGAAGGATATGAGGATAGGGGATATGTTTATATCGCTCCTAATCAATCCAATCCGATAAGTGGAACTGATGTTCGTAATGGACTAAAATCAGGTTCTGAGGATGATAAGAAAAACTTCTTTTCAAAAAGAGCATACCCAAAATTTGATAAAAAGATATTTGGTTTTATAACCAATACATTAAACGAAGAACGTATCATTACAAAGGAAATGGTAGAATCTTGGTTAATTCAAAATGTTGATTTAATTAAAGAAGCTACTTCAACTATGGGTAAAACTGCAGTTGATGATGGACCTAATTATATATTTCCATCTTACGCAGTATTCGATAGAGTTTCTAAGAAAAGAGCAGAAGCTATTGGATATACTGTTTTATCACAAATAATGAGTGATGAACTTACTGATATAGACCCACATCCAATTTATCCTAATGGGCCTGTAAAAGCAGTAACTCCATTCCCAGCAGGTGTTGCTGGTAAAACAACCGCAACTAACCAAAAAGATTATTATGGTTCACAGGCTTATAGTAAGTGGTGGTCTCATGTAACAAGATTAGCTGGATTGGTTGGATACTCTTTAATTGATTATATTGATTTGGATGATGATAGAGAAGAATCATTAAGAGATTTACGAGCTGAAAAAGAAGAAGTGGGTAACACTATATCAGAAAATATAACAATTCCAATTAATGTAGGTGATACTGTATTGGGTGGTAAATTCAAAAACAAACGTATTGTAGTTAAAACAATTGGTAAAAACGAAAAAGGTGATATTACTATAAATGGTAAAGCAATACTCAGAATTAGAGTAATAGAAGAAGGTACATTAGTTGAACTTTCTGGAACTGAAGTGAAATGTGAAAAATGTAATCACCAATGGGAAATTGAATCTGATGATAGTGACAAATATTTATGTTATTCTTGTGGATGGGATTCTCAGAAACAAAAACTTGATATAATTGGATTATACAAGTGGAAGGAATCAAATAGTATGGTGGAGGGATTATTAATTGAAGGTGGAGCATATGGACATATGAATCATCCATTTGATACTGAAATCAATCTTACATTCGGTCAACTTAAAGATATTGTAAATAAAGCATTAGAAGGAAACTTGGACTTAGCAAGAGAGAAAACTGATGGACAAGCATTGGCTGTAAGTTGGAGAGATGGTAGATTAGTTGCTGCTCGTAACAAAGGACACTTAAAGAACAAAGGTGAAAACGCTTTGGATATAAAAGGTGTAGCTACTAAGTTTGCCGGTAGAGGTGAATTAGAAAAGGCATATAACTTTGCTATGAATGATTTATCAAAAGCAATAAAATCACTTTCTGAAAAACAAAGAGATAAAATCTTTAAAGGTGGTGCATGTTTTATGAACTTAGAAGTAATATACCCAACCTCAGTAAATGTAATACCGTATGGACAAGCTCTATTAGTATTTCATGGTACTATGGAATTTAATGAAGAAGGTATCGCTATTGGTGAGAATCAAGATGCAGCTAAGATACTTGCTGGAATGATTAAGCAAGTAAATCAAGATGTACAATCGGCTTATACAATATCAGGACCTCCAATTAATGAATTGCCTAAGAGTAAGAACTTAACTTCTTTAAAAGGAAAATATAATTCTAAAATATCAAAATTACAATCTAAATTTAAATTAAAAGACAATGATGGAATCGCTGATTATCATCAAGCATTTTGGATGGATTTTGTAAATAAGAAATCTCCATCTAAGTTAGATAATAGAACTCTAATGGGATTAGTTAAGAGATGGGCATTTTATGAAAAGTCATTTAGATTAGATAAAAAGAATCTAAGTGATGAGAAAACATTAGAATGGGCAAAGGGAATTGATAAAAATGACCATGCTAAGATGGCTAAAGATAATATTAGACCATTTGAAGATATCTTCTTAGGTATCGGAGCTGATATACTTTCATTTATGAGTTCAGTACTTACTGCTAACCCTGATAAAGCAATTAGGGCTATGAAGAACCAATTGGATAAAACTATCAAAGATGTTAGAAAGAGTGGGGATGTAAAGAAGATAGCTAAACTTAAAATGGAACTACAACGATTAAAGGCAATTGGTGGAACTGATAAAATAGTTCCTAATGAGGGAATTGTATTTGTATATGGTGGTAAGACTTTCAAACTTACTGGAACATTCGCACCACTCAATCAGATTCTCGGTTTATTTTACGAATAGTAAAAAATCCAATACTTATATATATGAATATATAAGTTACAAAATATGGCTGAGAAAAAATTTAAGAAAAAATTCATGCACCCAACTCGTAGGAAGTTGGTAAATATGATTGAAACTGGTGAATATCAAAAAGATACTCAAGTTTCACTATCTGGTATTAAGGAAATTACCAAACGAAACATTGGTGATATTTGGGAAGAGGATGGTAGTGTTTACGAGCAAAAATCATATGGTAAAGTAAAACAATCTAAATTATCAAACGAACTTGCAAAAGTTAGAAAATATTTAGAAGAAGAATCCAAATGTAAGTCGGGTGATTGTCAAACTGAGAAGTATTCAACAGCAGATAAAAAATTAATAAGTAAAACTACCTTTTGTGCAGTTTGTTTAGCTAAAAAAGAACAACAAATTAAGTTAGATGGATTGTGGAAAGAATATGAAGAATATAAGATATATTCTAATATGGCTGCATATGGTACTGATACAATGGAAAAGTGGAATCAAGCATTACACGAAGTTTCCAATATTCACGAATACATTAATGATGATGGTTCAGTTGAAAAGTGGGCATCTAATGAAGATGTACAAACACTAAGAAGTCAGATTGAAAAAGATATCGAAAATGGTAAAAAAGAACTTACTGAAGTTATAGAAAAAAGAAATTCAGCCTACATGAAATTAAAACCTATGAACTATGAATTGGTTAAAGAAATTTGATTTAAAGACTATACTGATAATGGCACTATGTGTAGTGTTATTAATTAGAAGTTGTGGTGGTGATGAAGAAGAAAAAGAAATAATAAACGTAGATGGTAAAGATTACGAACTGTTAGAACAAAAAACAGATACCATATATGTGGAAAAGGAAGTTAAAGTAACAAAGTATGTACCAAAGTACATTACAAAAGAAGTAATTAAAGAAGTGGAAATACCAGTAGATGTAGATTCACTTGCTATTATTAAAGATTACTTTTCAAAGATAACAGTTAAAGATACATTAAATTTAACATATGATTTTCCAGAGGTAGTTACCGATTCATTGGGTAACAAACCAAGTGGAGATTTGGGATTTGGTATTCTAACTGATGTCATTTCACAAAACTCAATCGAATCCAGAGAAATTGATTGGTTCTTTAAGATTCCAACTGTATATAATACAACGATTGTGAAAGAATTACCAAAGAATGAATTCTATTGGGGATTAAACGGAGGTTTCAATAAAGATGATATTATTAGTAATGTTGGAGCTGGGTTAATCTTAAAAAATAAAAAGAATAATTTATTTCAATTAGGTTTAGGTATTCAGAATAATTCTAATACCTCACAATTAGCACCATTTATTAGTGGTGGTATGTATTGGAAAATAGGAAAAAAATAAATTTAGTTTGGCTAATAAAAAACAATCATTAAAGCAGATAATAGCATCGGAGTACAAACGATGTGCATCTGACCCTATTTACTTCATGCGAAAGTATTGTATGATTCAACACCCTGTTAGGGGTAAGATACCTTTCCAATTATATCCATTTCAAGAAACTACATTGGTAGATTTTAAAGACCATAGATATAATGTTATTCTTAAATCAAGACAAACTGGTATATCAACTTTAACTGCTGGTTTTTCATTATGGAAGATGTTATTCAATGATGACTTTAATTGTTTAGTAATTGCAACAAAACAAGAAGTAGCAAAAAACTTAGTAACTAAGGTTAGGGTAATGAATCATTATCTTCCTTCTTGGTTAAAACTAACAACAGTTGAAGATAACAAACTATCTTTAAGATATTCAAATGGTTCTCAGATTAAAGCAACTTCAGCTGCTAGTGATGCTGGTCGTTCTGAAGCACTATCTCTTTTGGTATTTGATGAAGCTGCATTTATTGATAAGATTGAAGATATATGGATATCGGCTCAATCTACATTATCAACGGGTGGTAACGCAATTATTTTATCTACTCCAAATGGTGTAGGTAATTTCTTTCATAAAACTTGGGTAGGTTCTGAAGATGGTACAAATGGATTTAACAATATTAGATTACATTGGAGTGTGCATCCAGAAAGAGACCAAAATTGGAGAGATGAGCAAGAAGTTTTATTAGGACCAAAGGGAGCAGCACAAGAGTGTGATTGTGATTTTGTTTCTTCTGGTGATTCGGTTATTGACCCACAAATACTTCAATTTTATAAAGAGACTTATGTACAAGAACCACTTGAAAAAGGTGGTTTTGATGGAAACTTATGGAAATGGCAATTTCCTGATTATACAAAAACTTATATAGTTGTAGCGGATGTTGCCCGAGGAGATTCTTCGGATTATTCTGCTGCTCATGTTATAGATGTTGAGGCATCGGAACAAGTAGCTGAATATAGAGGTAAGTTAGATACCAAAGATTTTGGTAATTTCTTAGTATCTCTATCAACTGAATATAACAATGCATTGTTGGTTATTGAAAACGCAAATATTGGTTGGGCAACTATTCAACAAGTGATTGATAGAAACTATGGAAACCTTTATTATATGAATAAGGATTTAAAGTATGTAGATATAGAACATCAACACTCAAATAGATACAGGTCACAAGATAAAAGTATGGTTGCTGGATTCTCAACTACTTCAAGAACAAGACCTTTAATTATTTCTAAGTTAGAAGAGTATGTTAGAGAGAAATCAATCATAATACGTTCAGTTAGAACTATTGATGAATTATTTACATTTATATGGATGAATGGTAGAGCTGAAGCTATGAGGGGTTACAATGATGATTTAACAATGTCATTAGCTATTTCACTTTGGGTAAGAGATACTGCTTTGAGATTAAGACAAGAAGGTATTGATTTAACCAAAAAATCAATAGATGGTATATCTTCATATACTTATAGTGGGGTATATGGAAGTAACAATGATGATGAGAATCCTTGGCAGATGAAAGTTGGTGATGAGATTGAGGATTTAAGTAAATGGTTATAAATTAAAAGTTTTATATTTATATAGTATAGGTTAATTATAGGATTAATAAATGGAAAATTACTCAGAAGAACTTTACAATGAATTTAAGTTATCATTGGATGAAAGCATCGAAGAATATGATGTTGAAAACTATGATGATTTAAAGGAGTTTATTCACTTTCTAAAAAATATGAAAGAGGGTATTAATGAAGCCGAATATCAAGGTAGAAAGGTAAAACTTAATAAACCAACAAGAGGTGATGTTAAGAAGTTTAAAGTGTATGTAAAGAACCCAAAGGGAAATGTTGTAAAGGTAAACTTCGGACATGGTGGGACATCGGCTAAAAAAGCAGGTGAGAAAACAATGCAGATTCAGAAAGATATTCCATCAAGAAAAAAGGCTTTTAGAGCCAGACATAATTGTGATACACCAGGACCAAGACATAAGGCTAGGTATTGGAGTTGTAAAGCATGGTAATAAAATTAGGATATATCAAATATTTTTTGTATCTTAGTTAGATTATAACATAAAGAAAGTATAAATGGCAGAACAACAAAATAGTTCATTTTTCGATAGATTAACGAAACTCTTTTCCACTCAAGCAATCGTAACGGTTGATAAAGAGGGAAAGAGAAAAGTAGTTGATACCGATGATAGACAACAAGGTACTAATCTTATGAATTTAAGAGATAGGTACACAAAACTACAAAGGTCTTTTGCATCAGATAATATGGCAGCTCAATCAATGGCTTACCATCAAGTTCGTAGAGAACTATTCAGAGATTATGATGCAATGGATAATGACCCAATTATCTCATCAGCATTAGATATATATGCAGATGAATCAACATTAAAAAATGAATTTGGAGATGTTGTACAAATCAAATCAAAAAACGAAAAAGTAAAAGATATATTAGAAAATCTTTTCTATGATATTCTTAATATAGAATTTAACCTATGGTCTTGGACAAGAAATATGGTTAAGTACGGAGATTTCTTTTTACTACAAGAAATACAACCGGGTGTTGGTATTATTAACGTAAGACCACTTCCAGTTTACGATACTGAAAGATTAGAGAATACTGAT